CTGCTCTTGGATACCAAATAATTCAATCGATGAACTTATGCCCCTTAATAATCCCTGCGCTGCGAAAAATGCGCCTCCGGCTTTTGCTGCCTGTATTGCCAACCCTTTGAGGCTACCCGTAACTTTTTTAGTCTGGTTCTCAACTTTTTTTCCACCTTTTTCGGTAAACCTTACTTGATACGTTTTTGTTGGCATTCTTCCTCTATAATTTGATATGCGTCAATGAATGATGCAGGGGTTTTATTAACTGATGGATAAGGGGGCGTTCCGGATGATCTCGAATAATTGTATTTTTTGATAATCATTTGACAATCATTATTTATTAATAATCCTGGGTTACAATAGAAAAATATATTCTGATATAATGCTTCGCCAATATTCCAACCCTTTTTTTTGCATTCATCATGACACCTTTCTAATTCGTCGTAAATATCTGATATACTTGCAAATTCAATTTTCTTGTTTAACGTCGGTGATAATGCCCTATATGGAAAATCAGGGAAATCAGATTTATTATCTATTCCATTTTTAGAAAACCATACATTTAATCGGAGTTCGATTTCTTTTTTTTTGTAGGATTGACCGATAAATATATTTTATTTGCAAACTCAATCATTTCAATATCAGACATTTTCATTATCTCAGACTCTTGGCAATTTGTCCCAATACGGATAATCCCAATACTATTAAATAGCACATTGCTATCATTTAATCCATAAACAAATTTCGACATCTCTGCGCGTTCATCTAACGTAATATCCTTGCGAATACTCATGCGGTTGCTATACTTACGACTGGATTAGTCTGTGCGGCATCGTCAAAAAACGCCCGATAAGAATAAGGGATTTTCCAATCCGCACCACCACGATCAATCGAGGCATCCTCAACCATTACATCCAGGGCCGAAATTGCCAAAGTCCCATCCGTAACCGCTAAAGCAATGCCCGTACTTGAATTGGTAACAACCGACGCGGAATTTGAATCTTTCCTGACGTTCATTGTGCCGGTAACTTCATACATACCAATTTTATATCCGGATGGTGCATAAGTTGAATCAATCCATCCAAGACGTTCAACTGATCGCTGAATTGATAATGAAAAATCATACATCAATAAATCATTACCGCCAAGCGATTGACCTGTTGCAGTCAAATTCTTAATATTAAACGGAGTGCCATTCATATCAACCGGAGAACCCGCCGCAACTAATGAACTTGTGGTGTCCGGTGTATATCCGGTTGTAAATGTCGCTACAACGCTCATCTCGCCGCCGTCCGTGCCCCAACCATACGCCAAAACCATACCCGTACACATGCAACTGGTATATACCATTGCGGTCGGTGATGCCTCTGTTGAATCGTCGCCCGCGCCCTCGAATAACAATGTCACTGGAATAGCATTTGTAATGCCATTGACGTATGATTTTTGAGCCGGTGATGAACCTAATAAAATATTGGGTGTCGCCCCGTCACCGAACAATGTTAAACAAATCCGATCAATTACGGCGGCGGTCCCGCGCATTGTCAAGGAAACCTCAAATAATTGTTGTGTCCTATTATGTATCGCGCCCGATTCTGGTTGCGTCTGGGTGTTTGTGCGCTGCGGAGCCACTTCTAAAGGGGCCTTAATCGGTGTAATCGTGTAATCAGTCACCGGGGCAAGATGCCAAACCCCTGCGGTAATTGTCGGGGTCCCCATTGTTACCTCCGTCCCTATTGCGACGGGTATTACGGTATTGTCTGTATTGAAATTAGTTGCGAGAGCCATTATTTACCTGCCTTTTCTGGGGTAAGATGTTTAATTAATTTTTTTGGCGGTGTGCAATCAACCCACTCGCCCGCCATTAATTTCATGTGCGTTGATGCGCTTTTATAATGACAGAAATTTTCCGCCATTGGTAATTTTTTGTAACTGTCTTTTGCTTTAAACTTCATAATTCCTTAACCTGTCTGATAATAGTTATCAATAAAAACCTCAAACTCTGTAATAAATAAATCTGTATGCTCAACATTTTCCTCATCCTGGATATCATAATTAATATCGGCCCGCAAATTATACCAATTATCGCCATTGATACAGTTATCCAATAATAATTTATTTAACCTATCCGCCCGCTCCGCTATATAATTAAATTCTGAAATCTTACCGTGAATATATAATCTAATATTGATCTGATATTCTCTGATTTCAACGTTATTGGTAAGCCCTAACGATTCCGACCTAACCGGATAAATCCGTATGCTCTCGCCCGCTATGTCAATAAACCGCCCGATATATACTTCCTTAAAATCTGCGTCAGCTAATTTTAATTTAAGCTGTGCCATGATTTCATCGTATAATATTTTATCAAATGTTACAGTCGCCATATTACCGCACCAAATCCGTTGATTCTACTTGGTCAACCGTATTCTCTAAAGCGGGATTTTTAACAATTATATCCCACCTATCCGAAGCGGTCATCGATGCGCCCTGAAAACGGGCATATAATCCATTACCGATATAATCTAAATCGCCGGTAATAATTACGCCGGTTTCAACGCTTCCATACAATGCGGTCCCATTTGATTGTTTTACGCTAACCGTTGCCGTCCCGTATGCCCCGCCAGTCGTGCATAATACCTGAATACGGTCGTATAATGCACTCCCTGCATATTGACCATAAGTTTCAACTAATTCCATTGTCCCGGCCTTCACGACGGTTATTAAATCACCCTGCGGATCGGTGTCGTCTTTTTCATAACGTAATTTAATTTTACCCGTATTAATATCGTCGAGAATCTTATCGAATTTTTCCTGTAATACCTCCGGATTCTGTCCGTCCGCTTCCATCAATGTAATAATTAATAACATCGCCGTTAATTTTTTAATGACGAAATCATATTCAGGCGTATCATTATCCGGGTCGGCCCCGTATTGGTACGCCTTTGGGATTGGGATATTATGCCTGGCATCGAAATTAGAATTTAATAGCATTGACGCATCAACTAAAGCCTGATCGATAGCGGTATCCTTATCGACGGACATTTCTAAAATTAATTGATTCGGATTAGTTGCGGTATATAATACCACCATATCGGTCGCCGTGTCATAATACCATTCATTTTCGCTATCAAAAGCCAAACCAATCAAACTAACTGTCGCCCCGTTTAACGCCGTTGCCCTGGTCGTTCCAAAGAATCCCCGGATAACTGTCGCGTCCTTCGTCGCAATACTTACAACAAACATCTTTTCCGAACCGATCTGTATAACCGTTCCCTTTTCAATATTAGTAACGGAATCAAGCGAAACCGTTGTGCCGTCAAGTGTAGTAATAGCGGAGGTTATAGTTGTATCTGGGGACGCGGCTATCGCTGTCAATTTGTATGATCCTAAATCTTTTTTATTAGAATACAAAACCCCATCGAATCCAACACGTTCACCCGCATAAACATTCGTAGCAATCGACCGCCAATCCCTTAACTGTTTTATCGGTAATAGGTCGATAAATTTAGGAAATTGCGTCGATAAAAACGCCTGATCGCAATAGGTGAACGTGGATACAGCCATTATTTGCCCTTATTTACTTTCTCGATGTATTCAAAATATTCATCAAATCCGGGGTCGAGCAATCCGAATACCTGATTTTTAACCAACCCGGCAAGATCGGACATTTCCGCATCTTCAAATTTAAATTCACCGTTTCCAGATTCAAGTCTATTCAATAATTTTAATCTTTTTTTCATTTCTTTTGGCCCGAATCCCGATTTCGGGGCGGTGTTAATCGCTAATTCCAGGAGTTTCTTGTAATCAAGCTCCTCGGGTTTATGATTATCACGCTCTTTTGTTGTAAACTCTATGTTTTTTACTGTTTTCATTTGCTTCCTTTTTTTTATTTAGTAAATTCTAATGTGCTTCCCTCACTATCAATTTCAAAATGTATGTCAAATTCTTGAACTATCTCAACCAACGCTGATGGATCAGCACCAGCAAATAATCCAGACGCGTTTGTTGTATCTCTAAATAAAGCGAATACAATAGTATCGCTAAATCCGTACCCAGTCATATCAATATCAGGAAACATAGTTATCTGGGTAAATACTGTTGTGCCAAATGTAAAAGCATGCCCATTAAATGCAACTTGAGTAAAGTTACTAAAATCAGACTCAAGAGCGAAACTTGAGGTATTCTTTTTAAATAACTTATAAGCCAACATCCAATTAGGAATTTCAGTTGCGTGTTGCTGTAACCAATGAAAATGAGGTTTTAACGTAGATTCCTCCCTCCATTTGTGAGGCAACTGTGCCGTCATTACTATCGCTTCATTAGGAAATCGAGAATTAGCATCAAAGGACACTCCACCATTAAATAAATCTCGCTGGTATCTTGTAGCAGATGAATCAAGGTTCTGCCCTGTTAATGGAAATCTTAAATCATCCCACGATATAGCCCCATCTGTTCTATGGACATTCGCTTGTAAAGGATCACCAATATTATTAACAGTCATTAGCTGTTTGCACTCCTTGAGAGTTCAACCCATTCTGTGCCATTGTGAAGTAAGACCAATCTATCATCTATATGATCCATTACGAAATTAGCACCACCAGCAAGTATGAATGTGTCTGCACCAGTGCCATCAGCGATAGTAACTGTATCATTTACTCCTGATGTAGTAGTTTTAAGAATAAGCATATCACCTTCAGCACCACCAGTTGCTGTATCCACTTGATCAGCCCCTGAGCCAGCACCACCTTCAACTACAAGTGTGTGATAGGATTTCGTTATTGCTATCACACCAGTTGCAATTGTTAGTGACCCTGCTGATCCATAACTTGAAGCACCTTTAAATTCTGTTGTTACTTTGCCTGCTGTTTCTGTCCACCGCATGGCTTCAGCACCGCCTGCAACAACTGACCAAGTATCAGCCAAACCAGAAGTCATTCCTGTATTAGTATCATCTTGTATTGAGTATGTTGGGTCAGTAAATGACTTTGAAACTCGTCTCAAAGATGCAGAATCATTAAACTGTAAATTTAATCCAGAATTTGTAATACCAACTTTCGCACTATTAGCATTTCCAAATAGCATATTGGTACCATCAGAATATATCCATTCCTGCCCACTATCAAAATGAATCTTGTTGCCCTGTGGCACGATGATGTCACCTGCAAACAAAGCTGATTGATCCTGCTGTAGTGTGAGGGCTAATACTCTGCCTGATGTTGTATTTGGAGTGGTAAGAAATTGTATTTCTGCACCGTTGTTTCCAGTACTCCATAATTCAGTAGTAAAAGATGAAATCTGTGCACCGGGCAATACTGTATTAGCATTATCTTCGGATGCACCAAAAGTTACATGCCCTATTCTATGTCCTGAAGCTATTGCTCCCCCATCATCAGATTGAAGATATATAAATCCACCCTCTGTTGCTGAACTTGTTTTTGTATCCGTTACATATATAGTAGCATCATCTTTCGTGCAGAAGATGTCACCACTGAAGGTTGCGGAGAGGCTACCACTATTATTCTGTAAAACTAATTGATTAATCCAAGAAATCCCTGCATCTGCCACCCCTGCTATTGCAGTTCTAAATCTAACAGCACCGTCAGAAAACATTATTGAATTGGCTTCATCACTTGCGTTTGTACTAATATATTTCCATGTATCCGTAGAACTGGAATGATAAGCATTAGCACTTACCCATGTTTTAGTCCCGTCTGCTTGAGTAGTTTCACTACTTAACCCTGCTGTACCACCAACCTGCAATGCACTAACTGTTGATGTCCATGTGGCGAGGTTTTCGGTTTCTATGCCGATGTTGTTAGTGGTGTGAATTGATAATGCTGGACCTGATGCTCCACCAAGAGTCTGCCCAATATAATATTCATCCCCTGCCAATGATGCTGGACTTCCATCTTTTAATCCGGCATACCATTTAGGTGATCCTGCTATTGAATAAGATATATCTCCTTTATCATTCGCACTGCCTTTATCAATATCAAATAAAGCATCACTTGCTGAATCTATTGTGAATGTACCAACTGCTGTAATACTCGCATCATTCGCTATCGTCATAGCTAAAGCAATATCATCATCACCTGCACCTTCCGCAGTGTAAAATTCAATATCTGTTGGCATCCTATTGGTTGTTGGTGTGCCATTAACAATGAATTTTATTCTTGCCCCTATTGTGCCAAAGTTTACACCATCATATCCTGCTGATACAATTTCTCCAAGAACTGCATTATCATCAACTAAAGTAGGGGATGCCTCTGATCCATCCGCTTTATTGAAAAATAATCTTGATGAAGATGCTTCTGTATCATGATAACAATATATACCAATATCTGCATTAGCAGAATCTTTTGATATAGATAGTTGTCTAAGCGGTGTTGTTGTGCCTATACCTACACTGCCGGGAATACTAACATCCCCACCCGTAGTTATACTAACTGGATTGGCTGTCTCGCCAAGAGGATATAACCATATACCCTGATCTGCGTCTAAAAAGATTGTTCTTGATAGTGTACCAGCAACCTGCTGATATATGGAATAGTCGACATCCTCGGTTCCCGACCCTGTATCGGTCGCCGCAACTAAAACCTGTGCATTTATATCACCGTCAGCCGCATCGGTATCGTAATAATTAACGGTAGGTGTTGCGCTCGAAAGACTTGAAACACCCGCCGTAATAACTTCGGCGGTTGCTGTATTAACCGATAAAACCGAAACGCCCGCATCCGTTTCAACTTTAAATTTAACAGCCGCGTCGCCTTTAATCGACCAGGTGTCGGTATTACTTTCCGCCGTTAATTTGCTCGCTGTGGTGTCAAGTGCTGTTATATAATGTGTTGCCATAATTTTGTCCTATTTCAAAGCGTTATAATTCTGTATATCTTCGCCGATACTCAATTCGTGCCGGTATGTTAAAAGCCTATGATGTTTGCCCGCATAAGTTGAGAATAATTTTACATTATCTGCATTAAATGCTGTTGATGACTTAATCGAAACAACCGATTTAACCCCGGCAATTACCGAAGTTCCAACCGCACCATTGACCCGGATAGTTTCATCGATCCAACCCGTGCCAACCAAAGTCCCCGATTCACTAACAATCAAATCACTAACAACCGTCGTTCCCCCGGTTTCATTTACAATATTATTAGAGGCCGTGACATTACTACCATCTTCGGCAACAATAACCCAATCCGTTGCAATGCCGTTTGATATGCCTAATATATGCGTCCCATCGTCGAAATCAATTACATCCTGTCCATTTGTATCGGGCGTGACAACCATTACGGCGGATTTAATTGCGCCAACATCGCCATGATTCCACTGTCCATCGCCCAGGCAATTAAACGCGCCATCCTCAACACTCAAATCAAGCGTGACGCCGTTTATATCTTGACTGGCATCGGTAGGGTCCTCCCTAAATAAAACACCGGCAACGGTTTTCAATCCCATGAAACAAGTCTGCGCGCATCCGGATAACCCGGTAAGCCAAGATTGATTAACCAATGTTCCATCTTTGCCGTTACCGCTATAATCAAAAATATCTGTGCCACTACCCTCAATCATTGGATAGTAAGCCAATAAATCAGCTAAAACAACCGAACCATTATTAAATGATGAAGCCAATTTTTCAGGTTTTGAAGATGTGTTCGCAATGTCCTGTTCGTTAAATGTCGCTGACCAAAACTGCATATTACACATATCAATTTCGCCAAAATTGCCCGCTGCCTCGGCTAAAAATACCGCAGACGCATCAACCCCGGTCAATGATGTCAAATGGACAGTGTAAAATCCGCCCTGTTCTGAATCATCCCTGTCCAATCCATTAATAAATATTCTCCATGTGCCTGTCATAGTTTCGGAGAATCCCGCAGACGATCCAACCAATACGCCATTGCCTGTATCAATAATTCTTTCGAGAGATGCCGTCACCGTATTGGGAAATCTAATGTCGAATTGGATGGTTTTAACATTTTTGCCACCGCTAACATCCCCGCAGGATGCCCGCGCCGTCGTGCCATTAAAGCTAACCGCCCGCCCGAATTTATAAACCACATCGGTATTCGTTTTAGACGGTCGTCGCCCCGAGGTTGCATTTTTACGCGCTGTAAATGTAGTTGCCATTATTCAAGTACCAAAGTATTAAGGCCGGTGTCATCCGTAGCGTCGGCCTGTAATGACGCATATAATGAGACAGCCGCCGCCGATCCCCCTAAAAAGCCAGTGTAAGCCTGTAAAAAATCTGGATAACTATTATCAACGGCTGATCTTGTTTTAATTACACCCTTTGTAATAGGGGAATAAGCTAATAAATTAATATCCTCGGCGATTATTACAGCACCCCGAATTGCACCCGCCGCGAAATTAGCGTTTTCCTTACCCATATATAAAGCGTTTGAACCGGCTGTCCATGTCCCAAATACGCCAGAATTGTCTGAGGTTGTCGCTGTAAATAATGTGCTATTATTTATTGACATTCGCATTGTAATAGTCGAGCCGTCCCAGTAAACTTGTAAATTGTGCCATAATGATGGGTTGACAACCGCCTGATCTAATATCTCGCCCAGGTAATCACCTTCGGCATCATATATATACGCGGCAAATTGGTTACTCGCATTTAATTCGATCTTATATTCGCCATCCATCCAATAGATCGGAAACAATGCACTCAAGGCGTCTGGTAATACCCAAATGTTCCACATACAACCAGCGGCCAAATCTGTCGCGTCAATATGGTCGCCATTGGCAATCATAATATCGTCACTAACCCCATCTAATTGAGCCTGTCCGTCCGCAATAATCATATTTGATATAACCGGGTCAAGGTCGGAATGTGCGGGGACGGGCGCGCCACTTGGCGAACCGGAACTACCAGAGGACAACCCACCCATCAATCGACCGATGTTTAGTCCTTTGCGCCCTACGTTATTATATATGCCACCGTAAATCATTTATAACTCGGCGTATCTAAATTCTTCGCCTGCGGATGAACTCGTCACCTGCTTAACGTGTAAATAAATTCCCGATCCCAATTCCCTGGGGATTCGTCTGGTACGCGGATCATTTGGATTCGCGCCCCATCGTAAACTATTTGCTGTTGAAATTTGGTCCGCTGTTGCTGTGTTGTCGAACTTGTAATAAATATCACTATCACTAACAAATTCAATATGCATGGTGGGGGTATCGCCGTCGGTGATTAAAATTGCTCTCTCGGTTGCGCCTTGAATATCTACAACCGTTTTTTCCTCGTATCCGCTATTTGTATCTGCCCCGAGGGACATATTAGTTCTCACTGCACCTTCTAAATTAGCCATGTTTATAACCTTTCTTATTACGCGGTTTTGGGGGCAATACTGTTATAATTCCCTACCCGCTATTAATCAACTAAATTTTATTTATCGGCGGCCTTCGCTTCGGCTTTTGTCACCTTAGTTTTTGGCTTCGCCGGGACTTTTTTCTTAACTACTTTTTTAGGGACGAAAAATTCTTTTAACTGGTCCAATGTAACAATTTTGCCGTGTTTGCTATCGCCATCGGTTATCTGAATAATGTCTTTGCCTTTGATTTCCATTTTAAAATCTCTATTAAGTGTTAATTAAGGGGCGGGCGTAAAGCCCTACCCCTTAATAGATTAACCATTATCTAAAACAATGGAGTCAATATTGCATCAACTGTTTGAGCCGATAAATTCTCGTCAGTAGAATAAACTAACTGAATCCAATCATAGTTTAATTGGTCGAGTAATTCACCAGGTAAAACAATCTGCGTAATCATAGCACCGGCACTAACATCCAACGCGCCATCTGCTGACGTCTTATGGATTAGATAATAATGTGCATTATCTTCTAAAGTACCAGAACCTTGAGTTCCATCATTTGACGTACTGAATGGAGAGGTCGCTGATGCAGCGGTATCCGCTGTGAAACCCTGTAGTTCAATACTAAATGCTTGCCCAGTTGCAACTGCTAAAGCCGTTTTAGCATAAACACTGAGAACTAAACCGCCCCCTGTGCGTCTGCCAATATAAGCCATATTAGTTGAATCTGCGGCTGTTGCATTTGGTAAGGTTGAACCATCAGAGAGCATTGTAATAACTTGTTTTCCGTAATTAGCCATTAGTTATACCTCCCTAATCCAATGCGGTTGTTTCAGTGTCGAGAATGTTATCGTCTATTACGATAGGCACTCCGTCCCATGACCCAACCCTGTTACTGAAATCAACTTCACTTGGTGCAATCTGCAATTTACTATTTTTCAATTCGCCCACAAGTCGTTTACTCGTTCGGTTCATGAAAATTATGGTATTCGCAGGATTTGCCTTTACCCGTGCCAACATCGTATCCATTCCGGCTGATGTCGGTTTTTTACCTGTAGCGTCCTGAATCTGAGTGATTGCGGCAATATCAAATGATGACGTTGACAATAAGCCAAGATAAGATTGATACAATACCTGATAAACGGGCTTTTTCGCGCCGGTTGTCGTGTTAGTGACTTCTAATGTCGGCTGTCCGCCATTCATGACCAAGACATCCATCAAACCAGACGCGGCGGCGACCTGTGGATTAAATAGTATTCCACAACCGTTACGACCTGGACGGAATTTAACCGCAAAAATAGATGTTCGTGAGCCTGACGCCCCGCCCATCTGTGTAACATTACTGTATGCTTTCGCCCAATAATGTAAACCCTTAATCCCGGCGGCATCGCCAAACGTGGCATTGTCACCGTAAATTAACTGAGTAGATGCGCCCTGTCCGTAGCCCTCATTAAATGCGGGCATGTCGTCCCTAAACATCGCTTCGGGTCCGCCTGGGTATGAATCAGCAATTTCGATGGGTTCTGATTGAATAGCTTTCAAGACTTTTAAATCAGTCTGTAAGATATTATCATTAACCGTAACATCTGCCTGGCCTGTTCCGATGGTTGTTATAGAGAACGACGGGAGAGCGTCGATTCTTTTGTAAGTGTGTGAGATATTCTTGTTCGCCGGTATAGCGGGGGAGTCCATCAATATTCCAGATTCTTTCGTCAACTGGTCAATCGCGGCCTCGCCCTGTACGCCAAACGCCGAAACAAGTTTTCTCAAAGTTGCATTAGCCATAAACTAATACCTCCTAATTTCCAAATTTGCCTTTAAATGGATCATGAGGTTTATCGTCGTCGCCACCACCGCCAGGACGTTTACCGTCCTTTGGGGTCTTAACTCCAAGTCGCCCATAACCCTGTGCATCCGAAATTACTGACAGATTTGAGATAATATCTTTATCTGCAATATCCTCAAATTTGGTATCATCGTCGGCAAGTATTAATTTACTTTTTACCATGTCAAAATCGGCATGATCTTTAATTGATTCTAAAAGACCCGCCCATTTTGTTCTGGATGATTTCAAATGTGATTTTTCAAAGCCCTGTAACCGCTCGAACTCTTTCTTTTGTTCTGGATTATCAGCGCTTCCTTCTAACGTGGTAATCTTATCGGTTGCAGTCTCGAGTTGACCTGACAGTTCACGGATTTTTTCTTTTTTGGTTTTACCCTCGTGATTTAACGCATGAATATCATCGTTTAACCCTTTGAGTTCAAATTTAAAAGAACTATTTGCGCTATCGATCTCTTTCAATAACGTTTCGACCTTTGCGACTTCCTCGTCGCTTAACACTGTGCGAATCTTCGCTGTGAGTTCGTTTATATTTGTCATATCGTCCTCATTTCTTGCTAAAATATAATTAAATAAACTTATATAACAAATGGTAAATTGTTTTACCAAATAAAAACGCCCCGGACAAAGGAAGCCAAACCGGGGCGATACAGGGCAGAGATGGAACCCCGTTAAATATTAATAACTGTTGTTTCATCCTTACCTAAAAACTTATCCAGGGATTGATCGACTATCTTATGCGTTATCTTATCCATCTCTGGCGGTACTAAATTAGCCTCATTTGATATGACCCGACCATTCTCTGCCAACCACTTAATTTTAGCACCCTCGGACGTCCAACCCAATTTATAACCGTTATCGTTTACGCTCTTGGTTTGCAAATCATTCATTAATGCCTGAGTTAAAACCGGAGCGGTTGAATTTTTGAACTGCGACGCCTGCCCCTTAAATTTATTGTCGCGCTTCCGTTCGCCATATCCTTTAGAATAGCCTTTGAACTTGACGCCCTGCACATCCTTTTTATTTAGGAATGTCCATTTCTCCCAGAATAGGCGGGTCTTATCCGCCATCGATTGCCAGTCCTGTTTAGTTATTATCGGCATTAATTTGTCTTAATGTTTTTGGATCGCCGAATTTGTCCTCGGCTATTAGCTTTGTTTTAATCTTATTCGCCCGAAATTCCTGATTGATATTAGTCGCCGCCTGTGAAATCCATCTATGGCGACAATTAAACCCACCGCCATCACTCCGCGCACCGGGGAACTGTGAATCAACTTCATCCCGTGTCAATGCACCCGCCGAAATCATCTCTATGCAGATCGTGCGCGTCTTTTCATCCAGTGGACCAATATAAACCAATTTAGTTTCAGGCGGTAATTGGTTCTGCATCGCGACGTCAATTGTCCGGCTAAATGTACTCAAGGCCGTGTTTACTAACGTTTCTAATTGGGCCGGTGACAGCGTTGAGCCTGTGATTGCTCGTGCAATTTCGGATCGGCCTGCCCCGGTTAAAATTCCCTTTGCTACCTCATTCTTGACCGTATCCCCTAATTTGCCCAGATTAGCAAGGAACGACGCGCCCTCAATATCAATATATGATTGTATAATCGGGCCGGATAACGGGCTTACTTGTGTCAATGCGGATAATTCGGTAATGAACCCCGCCTGCAATACACCTTTGATTTGGATGTTCATTGCATCCTCGAATAAATCAAGTTGGACGGCATTAATTACGCGCCCGACATCCGCCGAATCAACATTGGCGGTAACTTCGAATAATGTCCCCGTCATCAATTCGGTTGTGTCGTCTATGATCTTGCGGATTTGCTGTTCAGCGGTCGCCATTATGGTGTCGCATTACCCGCTAACGCTGCGACCAGATTATCGACTGGCGTTACGACAATTCTTGGATCGGGCATACCGCGCTCAACTAAATGATCCAATGCGGCATCCCTATCTTTGAATTTATCCGGATCGCGTCTAATTAGAATATCGGCGGTGTCGATTATGTTCAATGCAATATCGTTTTTGTCGTGCGCATCCTGTTCGCTAACGGATAATATTTCAACTGACTCATTAAAATCAACATTGAAATCCTCGCCTAAATTCTTACCCAAATCAACATCGGCAACGATTTTCTCCAACTCAAATAATTCCTTTTCATACTTACGATATTTAGGTATGTCGCCGGTGCGCTCGTCCTGTAGTTCCTGGTTCCTTAATCGAATGGAAATCCCCGACTCGGCTGTCGTCCCCTCAACAAATTGCACGGGCAAACCATGATTTTGTGCCAAGCGTTTATATTTGCCGTTAATCCCTGCCTCTATGGCCTCAACGGTATTAGGCGGGCTAACCATGCCAATCTCGCCCTCATCACCGACACGGGTTATTTTATCCGGCCCAACCTCTAAAATTTTAGGTAATTGCGGCCCCGATGCGAACGCCCAACCAAACGACTGGAACTGAATATTAAAATCCTTATTCGTTTCATTTAAATTAACCGCCAAATTAGTATTGACCAATTCCCAATCAATATCAACGCCCAAGAATTTTTCCTCTGGCTTCCCATCACGGAATACATACAAATACGGCGACACGCCATAAGGATTATCCCGTTGATTTTCCCTTACCTGTAAATTAGATAATGAATTATAATCGAATGTGACTTCATCGTCCCAATATTGCCACATATCAACCGTACCATTATTATTTTTTGTTGATTGGATCGGAAACGTAATACCAATCGGATTAAGCGGGTCATCGGCATAAACCGGCACAAAGCGCGTAATTAAATCATGCTCTAATTTCCCACCCCTGGTCGTCACGCCTATAACTTCTAATTGCAATAAATTGACCCATCTCTCAAGGCGTTGCATCTTAATATCTTTGTTCGCGTACAATTCCTTATCGACTGGTCTGCGTTTATCCCCGCCATCGCTCACCGTTCTAACTGGCGGTAACATATAGACCAAAGATGTTCGTTTAATTATCCTGCCTGTGATATTAGTGTTCGCCATTGGACCCTTTTTACGGGTCTTTTCGGAATACCATTTCTTTGTAAAATCCTCGGTAATGCCATGGTAATAGTTCAATGCCATTGCCCGTGAAGCGTTCCAACCTTTGTTCTGCAACTGATTCCAAAGAATCCACGCATTTTTTAAATATTGATGTACCTGATTATCTATCATAGGAACCCCATTGATTAGAATTTACTGGGAATAAGAAACTTATTAAATACCCCGCCGCTGCGGTAATATCGAGAATCCCGATACCTTCCTGTTTTTTATCAAATCTACCATCTGCGGTTGATTCAACACGGTTCCATCCGTTTACTGTTTCCGGGCAAGTTTTAGGATTAACGAAATAATGGGGTAGCCCGTCGCCCGCCATCATTCGTGAATTGACATTGTTCATCCGATCCTTTTGCCGGGGATTAACCGACTTCGCATGAACTTGGAAATTAGCGGGGTTATCCGCCAGTATCCGTAAATCTGATTTAGTCGCGTTTGATTCGCGCGCCTTTCCCGTGCTATCCGGGTAAATATGTATCTTGCCTTTCTTATGAGCATCTGGGAATAACTCGATTATCCGGTCTCGCATCTCATAAGTATTCGAATTGTTTAAATAAATCTCACCGAATTGGTAAACATTGCGCCCCATAACGTGGTTTAATGTCGCTGTCATTGGGTTTACATTGAAATCCATACCAATACGAACCTCTTGTCCCGGATCATATTTTAGGGTAGTGTCAAGATTATGAATCCCCCAGGCGTAATACGCTAACCCGGCATAGCTAACAAATTGCCCCCGGTATTCCTGATTGAATGATCGCTCATCTAATTCCATCTTTGCGGCGATAATCTCCGCCTCTGGTAACACATCACTCGAAAACCAATTATAAAAACACCACTCAGGATCGTCGGGGTTCTCGGCAAACGCGCCAATACCTTCGATTGTCTCGGGTATTGCACCCCCGCAAGCATATAAAGCCCGATCAAAAAAATGATTCATCCCCTCGGGTACTCCGTCCAATATTGCCCATCCGTTGGTATCAGATAATAGCGGCCTAATATTCTCTGCCCAGGCGTGCGCTTTGATATTCGGGTATTCGGTAATATGGCAACCATTCCAGGGCGACCCCTCAATGCGTTCCGGTTTATCTAATCCAATTACCCAAATTTCTGTGCCATTGCGCAACCTGACAAACAATTCCGACTCGGATTTATGCGATCTTAAATAATGGGTGTCACGCTTTAAGTCATTCCAGAATATACGTTTAGCTTGCGCATGAGTTGGCGCACCGTAAAAATATCGATGGTCATTATTCTGTAACGCTTGGATTAATAATTTACGTTTCCCTATTAGTGTTTTTCTTGATCGCCTACCTGAATTATTAACGATAAAACGATGGTCCCAGTCATTTAAATAATTAACTTGAATCGGCGTTAAATCGACCAATGTTACTGGTAAATTATTTGGGCTTACGTTCTTCATAAGAATTATTAAGCGCGTCGGCTATGTCGGTTAAATCGATTGTTTCCGCCTGCCCTGGTGTCATTGGCATCGGCTTCCCTTCGGTACGGTCGGCTAATTCGCGGGCCGCCTGGACATTCCCTTTCATGGCCGCATTTATCTGGGCAATTATAACAGCATGGCGGAAGGATTTATTTGACTCTAAACGGATAATTTTTTTAGCTCCAGTTGTTAAAACCATCTCAAGGTTAATTATTTTTGCATCGAGTAATTCATTCGCAACATCTTTCCATGTGTTGCCTTTTTTGGGTCGCCCATTCGGGTTCCCGGATTCGCCCGCTTTGAATTGCGCCGCCTCCATAACTGGGTTAATTATATTTTTTCCCCCAGTTGCCTGTTTTTTTGGGTGTTTATCAGGCACAGATCAATTCGGCTTTCTTCCCGGTAAAATCCTCCCACCGTTTGATAATTACATCGCAGTAATGAGGGTCTAATTCCAACCCATAACATTTACGGTTTGTCTTTTCACAGGCGATTACAGTCGTCCCCGAGCCGAGGAATGGATCATATACAATATCGCCGGACTTTGACGAATTATCGGTTGCCCTTAATACTATTTCAACAGGCTTCATCGTTGGATGGAGTCTATTAGCGGCGGGTTTCTTTTCCATCCATAGTGTCGACTGCGTTTTGTCTCCATACCATGCATCAGAGACTCCTTTTACATGGGCATAGAATATAGGTTCGTGTTGGAACTTATATCTTCCCATCCCCCAAGCAAAAGTATTTTTGGCCCATATAATCTGGTTCCGCATCTCAAACCCACAGTCGTTTAATGCTTGTTCTGTGTGTAACTGCCACGCAGATGCGTGGCATATATACAGCCCCGCCCCATCCTTTATAGCGACCCGGATACATTTAAATGTCCCGAGTAAAAATTGGACATAATCTTCGTCAGACATAGCATCTGATTTAATGGTCAATTTCTCTTTTGTGTAACCCTCGTAACTCACATTATACGGCGGATCGGTAAAAACCATATCTGCCTTTTGCCCGTCCATCAACCGTTCCACATCTTCTGGTTTTGTAGCGTCACCGCATAACAGTCTATGATTCCCTAATTTCCACAATTCTCCCAGTTTACAGATTGGTTCCTCTACCTCTGGAATTTCGTCATCATCCGTCAGCCCGTCAGATTCTGGTTCTTCGAGCATCTCTAATTCATCCTCGGTGAATCCCCAGTCTAATAGGTCACCCATATCGAATAATTCATTGAGCATTTCGTAATCAAATTCACCTGTATTTTTATTCAGGCGGATATTTAATTCACGTTCTTTGTCCCGTGATAAGTCTAATTCGACGCACGGGAGTTCTTTGTATCCGAGTTCCTTTGCCACTATAACCCTCTGGTGTCCACCAATGATTATGTCTTTGCGGTTTTTATTTATATTGACAATTATAGGATCGACAATGCCAAACCTTTTAATCGAATCGGCTATGTGCTGCTTTTGGTCAGATGATAACTTGCGGGGATTATATTCTGCCGCGATAAGTTCCTTTATTTGTCTGTTTTTTATCTTCATTTAGGATTAATATACAAAATTAATACTTTCCAAATAATGGTATTATTTTTTACCTAACGGATGGAATATTGTAGG